CTCATTCGTGTAATTTCATAACTCAAAACTAAAAGGGAATGCCATTATATAAATGCAAATGCAATAAAACCACAATAGAAGTGCAGAGCGCAACTATCAGAATAGTAGCAGGGCTAGGCGCTGTACACGATGTTAAGTGTGCAGAGTGTGGAAACTACATGGAGCTAGCAAATCCTAAAGAGGGCTGTGCTGGATTTACTTCTAACAAATACGGACAACTATGACAAACAAACAACAAGAGATCCACGACCAACGTGTTTTACAATACGGAGCGCACCGCGATTTAACGCCAGGCGTACAGAGTTTAATTTATACACTAGCTTGTGTAGAGGCTGAGGAGCAACAGCTCCAAGAGTTCTGCGATACTAATGGAACTTGCTACCAGGTAACAGGTAAGAGCGGAGATGTATATAGCAGGATGCGCCCAGAGTGGCAACAACTAAAAGAGGCCAGAATGAGAAAACAAGCTATTATAGCAAGGCTAGAAAATTGGATAGGAGAGGCAGCGCCCAAAGATGATGAGCTAACAGAGTTTTTGAAATGAAAACCTGTACCAGCATATCAGGAGGCAAAAGCTCTGCATATATAGCAGCTAACTATCCAAGTGATTTTAATGTATTTGCTTTAGTTACTATAGACGATCCAAAATGTAGTCCAAAGGACAAAAAGCTAATGCAAATAGTTAGCGACAAAATAGGTAGAGAGTTTATAGCTACAGCAGAAGATGATATAATACTGCATACTATTTTAGATTTAGAGCAGTATATAGGCAAGCAAATTGATTGGGTTAATATTATTTCTTTTGACGAAGTAACAGAAACTAAAGGTGGCTGGCTGCCAAACGTGTTACATAGATATTGTACTGTAGAAATGAAGTTAAGAGCTATGTTTCGCTGGTGGAAAGAAAAAATAAATGAACCTATAGAAATGCAAATAGGCTTTAGAGCTAACGAAATGGGAAGGGCTAAAAGAATGTTAGAAAAAACTAACGCTGATGGCCTCAACGAATTTAAGGATATTGTAGGCAAACATAAAAGCGGTAGAAATAAATGGGCTACTATAGGTTGGCAAAAGCCTGTATTTCCAATGATACATGATGGAATCACAAAAGATATTGTAGATAATTTTTGGAATAAAAAGCCTGTTAGATTTGCTCCGTTAAATAACTGTGTAGGATGTTTTCATAGAAACCCATTACTATTGAGAAAAATGTGGAATTTACACCCAGAAAAAATGGAGTGGTTTGCTTCAAAAGAAAGAATAAAGGGAAATGGTACTTGGCGCTCTGATTGCTCCTATGATGATATTAAAAAACACAACTTACAGCAAGAATTAGATTTAGATGATTTTAGCGAATGTGATAGCGGATATTGTGGCCTATGAGTTATTACTACGATGAACAGGCAGCGGAGAGAGCTGTAACTTTTATAGAGAAATTTTGCACCCATGTAAAAGGCGAGCTAGCAGGCAAACCCTTTATTTTAGAGGAGTGGCAGAAGGCTGATATAATACGGCCTTTATTTGGCTGGAAACGTGAGGCCGATGGATTAAGAAAATACCGTACTTGCTACGTAGAGATCCCTAGAAAGAATGGCAAGAGTAACCTAGCAGCAGCTCTAGCTCTTTATCTATTATTCGCAGATGGCGAACCAGGGGCAGAGATAATAAGCGCAGCAGGAGATAGAGGGCAGGCTAATATAGTATTTAACATAGCTCAAGAGATGATTAAAAACAATAAGCACTTAAAAGCTAGGGCTAAAGTATTGCGCAACAAAGTAGAGTTCAAAAGTAGCTGGTACAAATCAATAAGCGCTGAGGCATACACTAAACACGGCCTGAACTGCCATGGAATTATTTTTGATGAATTACATACCCAGCCAAACAGGGAGCTATGGGATGTGCTTAGTACTTCTGTAGGAGCTAGAAGGCAGCCCGTAATAATTAGCTTAACTACAGCAGGCCATGACCGCTCTAGTATATGCTACGAGATGCATGAGTATAGCGAGGCTCTTATAAATGGCTCTATAGTAGATGAAACATTTTTGCCTGTGCTATATAAAGCTGAGCCAGATGACGAGTGGACTAGCCCAGAAACGTGGAAAAAAGCTAATCCAGGCTATGGCACAATTTGCAACGAGGCATATTTTGAAGATGCGGTAAAGAAGGCAAAGAGTAATCCAAGTTGGATAAACAGCTTTTTGAGATTGCATCTTAATATATGGACTAGCGCAGAAACGGCATGGATACCAGATGATATATATATGAGAGGCGCTAAGGATATACCCTATGACAGGCTGCCATCACTACCTGCCTATGGAGGTTTAGACTTAGCAAGTACCCAAGACCTAACAGCTTTTGCTTTAATCTTTAGAGATGATGAGAATGAATGTTTTTACCTCATCTGCCATCAATTTGTAAATTCAGAAAAGGCCCACAGTAAAAAGCTAGCAGCAGGAATAGATTATATAAGCTATGCTAGAGATGGCGATATAACTATAACGCCTGGAAACGTAACAGATTATAGAATAGTAAAGCAGCATATTTTAGATGCCTGTGAAAAGTACGATGTACGCGAGATAGGCTACGATCCTAAATTTTCTACTTACATAGTAAGCGAGCTAATAGAGAATGATATAGAAATGCAGCCTATGGCGCAGAATATTACAAGCATGAACGGCCCTACTAAAGAGATGGAAATGGAGATAATGAAGGGTAACGTAATTCACGGAGGCAATAGATGCCTACGCTGGCAGTTTGGTTGCGCTATTATCTATACAGACAACAACGAAAATAAAAGAGTCATAAAAGAGCAGAAGGAAAACAAAAAAGTAGATGGCGTAATAGCCTCTATTATAGCTCTTAATAGTTACGTTCAAAATACTATAGACGGAGATGACGATATTTTGTTAGATATTTTAACATTATAAATTTGGATTCTTAGTGTATTTGTGTTATACTACGCGCGCGCATGAGTACACTAGCAGAAAGAATTAGAGGCTTATTCCGTTATCGCGTTGGAAAATACGACAGCAACACAGTAGCTCAGAACGTCGGTATATTTCCAATGACGAAAAGCGGAGCCTCGATAAATGAAAATAGCGCTTTGGCGATTAGCACAGTCTATGCCTGTGTTTACAAAATAGCCTCAACTATAGCAGCGCTGGGATTAGAATTATATGTAAGAAATGGCGATAGGGTAGATGTAGCAAACGTACATCCTGCACGAGAGCTATGCACAGTAAAGCCTAACGAGGATCAAACGCCTTACGAATTTTGGGAAACTATTATAGCAAGCGCTGTACTCTATGGAGTAGGCTATGCTATTATAGAGCGCGATGATCGAGAGTATGGCGCTAGGCTTATCTGGGTGCATAATGTAGATGTAGAGTTAAAGGAAGTACAAGGCGAAAAGGTCTATACAGTTAGAGAGTATGGCGTAGTAAGGCCCGAAAATATGCTAACAATATGCAACCTTTTCCGCATGAGTCCAATACGTTTGCACCGCGAAAACTTAGGACTAGCTAAAAGCGCGCAGGATTTTGGTAGTGAGTACTTTGGATCTAGCGGACAAATGACAGGAGTACTTACTTCTGACCAGCCACTAAAAAAGGAGCAAATGGATATAATTCAAGGCTCTTGGAATAGTGGAGCAGGGAGCGCAGGCACTAAGCTAATGCCCTTTGGCTTTAAGTATCAGCGTATTTCTATTGCACCAGACGAGGCGCAGTTTATAGAAACTAGACAATTTCAAGCGCAGGAGATTTGCAGAATTTTTAGCGTACCAGCAGCGCTAGTACAGCTACCAGGCTCAGAAACTTATAACAATGTAGAGCAACAAAATCTAATGTTTGCTAGGCATACTATACAGCCATGGGTTAAGAGAATACAACAGGAGATAGATAAGAAGTTAATACCTAGCTTTGATAAGCCTGCTGTATATTCTAAATTTAATTTGAATGATTTATACCGCGGAGATATGGATGCTCGGGCAGGGTTCTTTACTCAGATGCTGCAAAGCGGAGTAATGAGCATAAACGAGGTTAGGGCAGAGGAGGATAAAAACCCTATTAAGGGCGGAGATGTTCACTTAGTCCAAGTTAATCAAATCGCTTTAGACAAAATACAAGACTACAGCGATGCGGTATCAAACAATAATAACAATGAAGGAAGATTCAACGAAACAACAGGCACACAAGAGCCAGCAGAATAGAGAGGAGCTAGAAACTCGCGCTCATTACTCTGTTAGCACTAGCACAATAGAGGCTAGAACTGACAGCGATGATATGATAATAGAAGGCTATGCAGCATTGTACGATAATGAAACTAACATAGGGCCTTTTAAGGAAACTATAGCGCGCGGAGCTTTTGATGATGTACTAGATAACGATGTACGCGCTTTAATGAATCACGATCCTAATTACGTTTTAGGCAGAACAGGAGCAGGAACGCTAGAGCTAGAGCTAGATGATACAGGGTTAAAATACCGCATCAAATTAGGAGAGCAGCAGTACGCAAAAGATTTATATGAGAGCGTAAAGCGTGGAGATATTTCACAAAGCTCTTTCGCCTTTACGATTGCAGAGCAGAGCTGGAGCGAGGATAGATCAGTAAGAAGTGTAGATAAGGTAGCAACGTTATTAGACGTTAGCCCTGTAACATATCCAGCCTACAAAGATACTCATGGCTTAGTAGCAAGAAATGATGAAACTGAGCCAGAGCAAATAGATAACGCTGTAGAAAATACTACAAGCGAAGAAAATAAAGAAGTTAAAAAAACAACTAAAAAAAGAAGTAAAATGAACTTGAAAGAGTTAAATGAGCTTCGCGGTAAATTCTACAATGAGCATGTTTCAATGATTGAAAATGCTGAAAGTGAAGGACGCGAGCTGACAAACGAAGAAGAAACTAGAGCCGACTATCTTGAAGGAGAAATCGAGCGCCTAGATAACAAGATTAAGCGCAGAAAAGCGCATGAAGATATGATTGCACGTACTGCTTCAATGAGTGGTGTGGGTGTATCTGAGGCTAAGGAGATTGAGAAAGTTAATCGCAACTTCTCTTTAACTAGAGCAGTACACAGCATTTCAGTAGGCCAGCCACTAACAGGTGCAGAGGCAGAGTGGGCGCAAGAGGCTCGCAAAGATATGCAGAGCAGAGGTATGCAGATGACAGGTCAAATCGGTATTCCAGAGCGCGCTTTATATCGTGCTGGAGGTGCTGATGATTTCCAGGCAGGTTCTGGAGATGGTTCTGGGTTTGTATCTACAGACGTGCCAGGAGTAATTGAGGCTTTAAGAGCTGCACCGCTTATCGAAACTGTAGGAGCTACTACTATTCACGGAGCGACGGGTAACGTACAATTCCCAAGAGTATCTAAGAAGGCATCAGGCCACTACGCAACAGAGGTTCAGGATATGGCTACTGCTGGTTTATCAGGTATGGAGATGGATGAGGTTACACTTTCTCCTAACCGTTACACAAACAGCACAGTATTTTCAAAGATGCTTGTAACTCAGGGAGGCCCTGCTGTTGATGCTCTTATTGCAAATGAGTTAATGGCTGGAGTAAACGAGAAGATTGATGTTGATGCTTTTGCTAAGACTACTACAGTAAACAATACATCTTTAGGTGGAGCTTTAACTGCTGCTAACCTTTTCGAATTAGAGAAGGATGTACTAGCTGCTGGTGGAGATTTCGCTAATTGTAAGTGGGTTATGAGTCCAACAGGATGGAAGGTGTCAAGAGATTTAGCTACGGTTGCATCTATTGATGCTTTCTGGGTAGGCTCTCAGTTCGATGGATTCGATGCAATAGCTACTCCAAATCTACTAGATAGCTCAGCTAATAAAGGGCAAATAGTATTTGGAGATTTTGCTAAAGGTATCGTTTACGTTACTTTCGGAGGTTTGGATTTATTAGTAGATCCTTATAGTAATGCAGCGACTAACCAAATCGCTTTACACGTTACTAAGTTTGCAGATACAGAAGTACGCCAAGGCGATGCTTTAGCATCTGTTAGCGAGGCAGAGTAATAGATATAAATTAAATTAAAGGGGGCGGGTATTGCGCCCGCCTCTTTTTTATTCTTATACGATGAAATTAGAAATAACAACACAGCCTGGAGGCACAGACCTTTTGCCATTAGCTACAGCTAAAGAATTTTTACGCGTGGATCACAGCGATGAAGATACCACCATTGAAGCTCTTATAAATGCTGCTGTGCAACATTGTCAAGACTATACAAATAGGCATTTCGTTAGTTCTAATTTTACATTAAGCCTAGATGATTTTTACAACTGTGAATTTTCTACAGGCCCAATAAACACTATAACAGGTGTTACATATAAAGACGCAGCAGGAGCTACGCAAACTTTAGCTACTTCAAAATATTGGTACGATACCAAGCGCGAGCCTGGGCGTATTCATTTTGATAGCCCACCAGATACCTACGATGATGACTTCAATACAGTAACTATCTCAGGTACACTAGGAGAGGCGCCACCACATCCTATAATGCATGCTGTTAAAATGCTTGTAGCTCACTACTACGAAAATAGGCGCGCAGTAATTACAGGAACTAATCCAATAGAGCTGCCTTTAGGAGTTGCTGCATTACTTAATCCCTATAGAATTATATCTACTAAATGAATATAGGCGGATTAGATAGGAGAGTAACAATACAAAGTCCTACGCTTTCAGCTAACGCCTATGGCGAGAGAGAGGAGAGCTGGGGTACTTTTGCTACTTGCTGGGCGCAGATAGAGCGCAAGCCTGCTGCTGTAGAGCAGAATAGTGGAGAGCAAATGGTAAGTGTAAACAAAGTAGTATTCAATATCCGCTATAGCTCTACAACTAAAAATACTAAGGCAGGCTACCGCATCAACTACGACAGCAAAAACTATAATATACTAGGAGTGCATGAGGTAGGTAGGCAGGAGCGCATCCGTTTAATTACAGAAATTATAGAGTGATGGCTGTAACAGTAACAGGAGTAAATAAACTATTTGCCAAGATAGATAAGATAGCTAAATGGAGCGAGCGCGATAGTGCTAAACTACAGAATATAGGCCACAGAGTAGGCGCTGTATATGCTAACTACTTAAAAGCAAACGTAAAGGAATACCACAAGCCTATAATTTTTAGAGGCAGAAAGATAAGCCCTGGTACATTAAGGCGCTCGGCAGGTACATGGCTACCAGATAAAAACAGAAATAATGTAATGGGTGGCCCTCGTACTAATGCAATAGGCCGTAGAAAGACTAAAAAAAATGCAGACGGTTTCTTTGCTCATATTGTAGAAAAAGGAGATTTTGGGCCAAGGTTCGGAGGCAAACACAGAACACAAAACACAGGAGTTTTTAGAAGGGGGTTAAGTGCAACTAAAGGGCGTAGTGAAAAGCTCCAGCTTGCACTATTAAAAAAAGAATTTGCGCAATACGTTAAAAGAGCATGATAGTAGGTAAGGCCATATATAATATTTTAAGCAATACCACAGCAGTTACTGATATTGTGAGTACTAAGATCTACCCAGAGATAGCACCACAAAATGAGAGTCAGCCTTATATAGTATATTCAGTAGTTAGTAATAACCCTACAGATACTAAAGAGGATAATGGCAACGTAGATCAAGCAAACATTGAGGTATATTGTTTTAATACAAAATACACTACAGCAATAGATTTAGGCGTAGCTGTAAGAGCTGCGCTAGAGAGGAGAAATGGAACATTTGGAGGGGTAAAAATACAAAGCATAAACTACACAAACGAGCAGATGGATGTAAACCCTGAGCGCTCTATATGGGTAGCTATACAAGATTATACAATAAGAATAAATAATACATAATGGATTTTATACTCGAAAATTGGGAGGCAATTTTGCTAGCCCTAATGGTAGCTGCAAGAGCTATCTTCTCTTTAATGCCATCTGACGCACCTGCTGTAAAGGTGTTTGGGTGGATAGATACAATTATAACTACGTTAGTCGGAGGCGACAAGCGTAAAAACAACAATAACAATAATTAAAAATGGCACAAACAACAGGAATAATTAATGGCTCCGACTTAAAAATAATGGTCGCAGCTGAGGGTGGAACAGAGCTAGTAGTAGATAATATTACTGATTGCTCTATTTCAATAACAAATGAAATGCGAGATAGCACAGTAAAAGCTAACGCTGGCTACAGAGCTTTATTACCAGGCATGACTTCTGCAACTATGAGCTTTAGCTCTTTGTATGCTACAGATTCAGCAGCAGGTACAGGGTACGAGGCGCTTAGTAATTTTCAGCTTAATAAAACTAAATGCGATTTCCGATTTACTCACGTAATTGGGCAGGCTGCATCTGAAAACGCTGGCGATTTCCGCTATCAAGTAAAGGGATATATCGAGAGCCTTGAGCTTTCTGGTGGTACTGAGGATAATGCAACTTACACTTGCAACGTTCAGATCGTTGAAACTATCGTAAGAGAAACTATATCATAAACTCATGGAGATAACTATAGGCAAACGTATATACCCAATGCGCGCAACTATGTTAGCATGGCGAAATTTTGAAAAGGCTACAGGCGTAAAAGTAACAGAGGTAGATGCCAATGACGTTACTTTAATACCAGAGCTTATCTATTATTTTGTTAAGGCAGGCTGCGAGGCTCAGGGCATGCGCTTTACTATGGATGTTGAGAAGTGGCTAAACGAAATAGAGGTAAATGATTTGCCTATATTGATTGAGGCCATGAGTGAGGTTATGGGAGGTAAAGACGAGAAAAAAAAAGCAAAGAAGAAAAAAGTCCTTTGACGTGGAGTAGGGTAGAGGAGCTGGGGCTAGGCCTCCTAGGTTTAACCCCAGGCCTACTCTACTCATTAACGTTTGAGGAGTTTTCAAATGCGGTTAAAGGTAAGCGAGAATCTATCGAGGCTATGGAGCGCTCTAATTGGGAGCGCACTCGATGGCAGACAGCTTTACTATTAAACGTACATACCAAGAGAGGCAGTAAAATTAAGCCAATTGATTTAGGCGTATTCCCTTGGGAAGAAAAAGAGCAAACTAAAAAACCACAAATAGATGGTTTTATGTTATTGAAAAATTTGGCAGAAAGAAAAAGATAGGCATGGCTAAGTTAGGAGATTTAATTGTAAATATTGGGGCTAATACAAAAGGCCTAAATAGAGAGCTGGGCAAGGCGCGCAGAGAAATGAAACGCTTTGGCTCTAACTTCAAATCTTTAGGGCAGGATCTAACGCGCTCTGTTAGTTTGCCTCTACTTGCTATAGGTGCTGCTGCTGTAAAAAGCGCATCCGATTTAGAAACTTTAGAAACTAGTTTTATTTCCTTAACGGGCGGAACTAAGCAAGCTGCTGACATGATGAAGCAGCTTAACGAGTTTACAGCAAAAACTCCTTTTCAAATTGATGCAGTAGCTAATTCAGCTAGGCAGCTCATAGCATCTGGTACTGAGATAAGCCAAGTAAATAATCAGCTACAATTTCTAGGAGATATAGCTGCAACTTCTGGCAGCTCTATAGATGAGATAGCTGCCATATTTTCTAAGGTACAAGCAAAAGGGAAGGTAGAGCTAGAGAGCTTAAACCAATTAGCTGAAAGGGGCATACCTATTTTTACAGCTTTATCAGAGGCCACAGGATTGCCTGCCTCTGAACTAGGCGCAGGGCGTGTATCTGTAGAGCAGTTTAATGAAGTACTAAAGAGCTTTGCACAGGAGGGCGGATTCGCTGCTGGTGCTATGGAGCGCCTAAGTGAAACGGCAGCAGGTAAATTTAGCACAGCTTTAGACAACTTAAAACTAGCAGGATCTGAGTTAGTTGAAAGTTTGATGCCTGCCCTTAAAGGTGTTATTGATTTTATCACAGATCTAGCGCAGAAGTTTATAGCTTTAGATAGCGGTACTAAAAGAATTATTTTAGTTATTGGTGGGTTAGTAGCAACTATAGGCCCCTTACTAATTGTTATACCTAAGTTAATAGCTGGCTTTATAGCTATAAGAGCTGCTGTTGTTGCCTTTAATCTTGCTTTAATGACTAATCCGATTACTCTAGCGGCTGTAGCAATAGCAGGAATTACTGCGGCTGTAGTAGGATATAATATAGCTACAGTAGAAGCAGTTAGACAAACTAAAACTTGGCGCGAAGAATTAGACCATTTGACTTTAGCTCAGCAAAAGCAAAAAATACAGGTTGCTATGCAGGAGTTTGATTCAGGGCCATTAAAAGAACATCTAAAAGAGCTAGAAGAATTAGAGGCGGAGTATCGTAAAAAACAACTAATTAGTATAGGCCAGCAAGGCGGGTTTGTTAATAGGGCGGAAAAAACAAGAATGAGAGGCCGCATAGAGATGCTCAAGCAAATTACTGAGGAGATGCTCAAAGAGGAGAGGCGGATGCAGAAAGAGCTAGATCGCATAAATGGCGAGATAGCCGACTCTGAAAAGAAAAACCAAAGAGCTAAAGAGGATAGGGCGGTAAATTCTATAAAAAATCTAAGGAAAAACGTAACCGATACTAAAAATGCTTTAGAGGCAGCAGTTATCGGATCAGACGAATACACTCAGTCGTTAGAGGCATGGGAAAATGCAGTAACTGAGCTAGACGAGGCTACAAAGATATTTAATAAGACTAACGAAGAAGGCAAAGATAGCTTTCCTGTAAACAGCCTAGGCGCTTTAAGAGAGAAACTGAGCGGTTTACGTGCTGAGCTAGATGTACTTGTGCCAGGTACACAGGCTTTTGTGGATAAAATGGCAGAGATTGATGGGGTAGCTGACCAGGTAGAGAGTGCTACAGAGCGCATTGATTCAAGCCTAGAGAATACTGCAAATTCATTAGAAAACTTTGCAACAGCTATAGAGGGTTCATTAAGCGCTGGAGCTGCATCTATGCTATCTAATATAGGCGCAATGATTGGAGGCGCTCAGATGGGGGCAGCTGGCATACTTACTCCTTTAGCAGATACAGCTATTAGACTTGGAGAGCTTGCTATTGGCTACGGTATAACGATTGAGGGTATTAAAAAAGCGTTAAAAAGCCTTAGCGCGCCTGCTGCTATAGCTGCTGGTATTGCCTTAGTTGCTTTAGGTACTTCGTTAAAAAATTCTATTGCAGCAGCAGCAGCAGAAGATTTACCAGAGCTAGCAGCAGGTGGGCTAGCCTTTGGGCCTACTACCGCTATTGTAGGAGATAATAAAAACGCTGCCATTGATCCAGAGGTAATAGCTCCATTATCAAAACTAAAAGATTTAATGGGCGGAGAAGGTACACAGGTTTATGGGCGTATCTCTGGAGATGATATTGTAATTAGTAACAGGCGCGCAGAGCGTGATCGTAACAGGTTTGGCTGATGGCTGTAGTATATGCATTAAGTGAGTTTACCGATGAGAAGGGGGTAGATTGGAAAGTAAAGATTGTAGATGGCACTATTTCCACAGGCGATCTAAACCATAGCTTTACACTAGGCCCTGACGGATTTAGACATACTTACGATTATGATAATTTTGATAGGGTTAAACCTATACTAGGTAGCAGAGTACAATTTACTCTATTTCATCCAGATGATAATGATGCTGCCTTTAATACTCTTTATGCAAATTTAGATTCAGCAGCAGAGGGTACGTATAGAGTAGAAATATACCGCGATCCAGACAGCGATAATGAAGCGTGGTGGATAGGCGAAATACTGCCAGAGCAAACAATAATACCAGACGCCTATCCTCATGCTCCAATAACTATAACAGCAGTAGATGGATTAGCTAACTTAAAAGGAATAGACTATAACAATAGCGGAGCTGCATATACAGGCTCAGACTTTATAGTTAATCATATATACAAGGCTTTAAGCAAAGTACATTGTGCTAATTTCTGGGGCGGAGGCGATATATTGTGTGCTTTTATGGAGGATATAATAAGTGCAGAATATCAAACCCATATTTCAAGCGGACAAAACCAACAACTTTATAATGCCAGAGTAGAGCATAATTCATTTTATAATAAAGATAACAGCGGAATCAATCAGTTTTTTTCTGCCTATGATGTTTTAGAAAGTATTGCTCTAAGTTTTAACGCCTGTGTTTTCATGGCCCAGGGCAAATATTGGTTCATTCCTTTGGGCGCTATTCAGGGCCATGCCTCTAATAAATTAGATATATACCATGAAATAAGAGGCGGTGGAGTAGTTAGCTATAATACCTCTGCTAATCTTACCTTCTCGGCAGCCTTTGGAAATAATAGCTCAGATTTTGAAAAACTAGCAGGGTGGGAGCGCAGCAGCTCGCCAGCTTTTAAGGAGGTAATAAGAAATAGAGATTATCAAGGGGGCAAACCTTTGTTAATGGATAGTCATTATACTGAGGCTAATATAGCAGCTGGTACAATTATAAGTGATGAAGATGTAGCCTACTCAACAGGTATGCAAATACTTATTCAAGGAAATACATTTTATGAATATGATGGAGATGGCTCTAGTACAGGAGCTGACAGAGTAGGCAGAGTTAAATTAAGCATTAAAGTAAAAGTAGGAGATGCAGGCGGTACAGTACGCTATCTAAAAAGAGATGCAGGATTTCCAAACGCCTTAACACAATATCAGTATTTCTATGATAGCTATGATAGCGCATCAGCAGACGGTGGCTTTTTTGCTGAGGCTCAATATAGCGGTACTTCATGGAACGCCTCAGATAATGATTATGAATTAGTATCTCTGGAGTTTGACAAAAACGATGGTGGCCACGTGTGGATTCCCTGGCAAATAGCTACCCCTGGACTAGATGCAGATGCCTCAGGGTTGCAGGTTTCTGTTACTATTTCGGGCGTAGATTATCAAGGGAATAATGATGCCGATTTAGTAGATACAAGCGATGCCAATTTTAACATATATGATCTTAGTGCAAGATTATACGATAACGGTAATCCACAACTAATAGAGAGCGCAAATATAAAAGCTACAAATCCAGACGATGCCAGATACAATATGGATCAAGGCAGAACGCTGGTAGGCGATTCAGTTACGGATGCAGATTTAGGGGCTATTGTTGTAAATAATGGCTCTGCCTATGTTAGCCCATCTGAATGGGATAGTAATTTTAATACCGCCAGCAATTTAGGTATCAATGCGCTAGGGGTGCAAGAGAGGTTAGCAGCGAACGCCGATGCTGTTAGAACAGAGCGCGGAACGCTATACAAAACAGGCACTAAATTTATACACCCTTACACTATACTAACTAACACAGACGATTCAAGTAATTTCTACCAACTAACAGGCATTAGCTTTGTTGCAGCACGTTGTGAGTATGATATAGAGTGCATGTATTTGACTCGTAATGCAACAGGCATAACAGTAGCCCAAGACAATGTGAAAGGGCCTATAAGTATTGACAACATAGGAGCAGACTCAGACCCTAAAGGCCCTGCAAAAGGTACTATACCTGCCGAAAGTACAGCCAAGCTATTAAACGTTAATACAGATGATTATGGTATAAGTGGGCTAAAATTTACAAATGGCTCTAGCGGTACAAATACTTATCAATTCCCTACAGTACTACCTACAACAGGGCATAGAAATTTGATGATGTTACGAGGGGATGGCGCTATATTAAACCTTGCTAGCGGTTCGGCTGGACAGGTTTTAACTATGCATAGCGGTGGCACTTATCCAGAATGGGCAGCAGCATCGGGCGGAGAAAGTGGCTGGTTTAATAGCACTACTTTAATGAAGGTTATGCCTACGGAATTTTTAGGCAATGACGATCACAATAGAAGCTGGATAGTAGTAGAAGATGACACTACAGATAAATTAGGTGTGCGCTGCATGAGTACTCTCATAGAAATATATGTAACAAAAGCAATTCCAACAGGATATAAAGCTACTCATGTTCAAGTATATGCCAGCGCCTCTACAAGTTCAGCGGTAACGGTTAGGCAGTTTAATCAAACTAATGGAGATTTAACAGGCACAACTACAGGAGATTTTAATAGTAATATAGGCATTATTGATATAACTAGCAGTACAACAGCAAATATTATGATAAAACTTGCTCCAGCTAGTACGAGTACAGTAATTTATGGAGCGGATATAACAATAGCAGCAGTATGATGGAGAGCGGAAAATTATGGGGCATCAATTTATTATGGGCAGGCTTCAGCGCTGCCATGTTAAGCGAGTGCCTTACCTGGGGGCTAGGTGTAGTAGGTGCAGTCACGCTAATTTGGTTAAATATAGAGGGCATAATAACACACCGTAAAAACAGAAGGAAATGAACGCCATACCGTACCTTTTAATCATTATGCTGGGAATGGCAAATTGTAGATACAAGCGTCTAACATATAATAAATATGATAGTCATGATTTACTGTGTATTTTAATAGCTATAATAGGGGCATGCGTTACTTTGTTTTAAGCGAATTTGACAGCCCAGATGCTCCAGGCTCAGGCGTTAATATGGATAGCGATTTTTTAGAAATGCTAGACAAAGCAAGAGAGCGCGCAGAGGTAGCCTTTAGAATTACTAGCGGATTTAGAACAAAAACCCACAATAAAATTGTAGGAGGAGTAGAAAATAGCAGCCATACTCTAGGGCTTGCTGCTGATATATCTTGTGAAGATAGCGCGAGGAGATACTTAATCATAGAGGCGCTTTTATATGTAGGATTTAACCGCATCGGGATAGCCTCAACTTTTATTCACGTGGATCTAGCAATAGATAGGCCGCAAAATTTAATCTGGACTTATTAAATATATTATATACATTATATACATGAAACTACCAAATTTTACCCTAGCACTAGCTAAATTTGACCTTACACAGATATTCAAGGATAAGCGCCTAAAGTGGAGCGCAAAGCGTACAAGCGCAGGCCTTATAGTTATAACTGCCTGCCAGCAGATTGTAGAAAATGGCTGTACCTGGCCTAATGTTATATTATGCCTTATAGGAGTTTTACCTATTTGCCTTTCATTTTTCGAGAAAGATTGCGTATCTTGCAAATCTTGCGATAAAAAGTAGCAGGTTTTTCATTTTGATTTTGGCAGGGGTTACCTTCAGAGGGCCCCTTTGCTTTTTCACAATATTTTGTGAATTACTTTTTTTTGTTATTATTTGGAGTGGGACAAAGTTTGTCCTATCTTAGCACCATGTTAAACAAATCAAAAAACAAAATGGAAAAATACACTTTTAACATCTACACAGCTAAAGAATTTGGAGATGACTCTTTACCATATTGGATAGTATGCGAAGAAACAAGCTATGTAATAGGGGCACGCACAAAGCGAGAGGCAAACGACTTAAAGAGATACCCCGAACAATGGGTGCACTCGAAAGAAATGGATTTTTCAAGAAACTAATAATTAAACAAATCAAAACCCCTACAAAATGACTTTTTTACAAAACAACTACGAGCGCGAGGCAGCAAGCTCACAATACCTAAAATTGCAGCCTAATGAATCAGCTACTATTAGAATCATATCTAAGGCTGTAGAAGGCTTACAGACCTTTATGGATAACAAGCCTATTAGATGGCCCTTTGATGGAGAAATGCCTAAAAAGGCGTACAAATCAGAGGACAAAGTTAGACCCTTTGCTGCCTTTAATGTTTGGCATCATGAGGAGGGTAGATTTAAGATTTACTCTTGTGCTACTCGTAGCATATTACAGGAGCTAGCTAACCTTAGCGACGTGGAAGGCGATCCGATGACCTACGACCTTAAAATAACGCGCAAAGGAGCTGGGCTAGATACAAAATACTATGTACGAGTAGAGAGCAAAGAGCCATTAGATTTAGATATACTAGATTTAGCGCAGAAGTTTAATGACAAAGTAGATTTAGGGCAGCTATTTGAGGAGGGCGGTAACCCGTTTAATGCCTAAGCTATGAATATCAAAGATGTTAGGCTATCTTTTAGCTCCTTAAAGCAATTTAGTAAAAGCCCAGCGCACTGGGTTATGTATAAAAAGAGGGAGTACAAACAAACCGCAGCTATGCGCAGGGGCTGGCTTACTCACTTGCTAACCTTAGAGCCTGAAAAGCAAATAGGCCTACAGATCATTGACTGCCAAACAAGGGCAACAAAAGCCTATAAAGAGGCTGTAGCAGAGTTTGGAGAACAAAAGGTATTCACTCGTAAAGAATACGACGAGGCTCTAAATTTAGCTGAGGCTGTAATGAGCAATACAATGGCAAACAAGCTCATTTCTCAGGCTAACAGAGTAGAGGAGTATTTACAATTTCAGCTCGATGGTGTGAATTTTCATGGGTATGCTGATGTAGTAGGAGATAACTACATAGCAGACCTTAAAATAACAGACAATGAGCCCAGAAAAGTGCAGCGTTGGGTGTTAGATAACCTTTATCATATGCAACTAGCATTATATGCCTACGCTGTTTTTAATTCTAAGGCTGAAATAAGGCACTATCTAATTACATGCGACCCTAGCGCGCCTAATGGCGTAATAGTGTACGAGATAAGCCTTGAAATGGCTCAAGATGGATTTAATAGGGCTAGGCTTGAGGTACAAATGTTCAAAGATTGGTACAGAGGTTGGGATGGTACAAGCACACCTAAAAGCTACGATTACTTAGAGCCATTAAATAAACCTATGCTCTTAGAGCTGCCAACATGGTACAAATGAATAAGACAGAATTGAAAGAATATATTAAAAAGCTATATGGCTCACAGCAAGCCTGCGCAGATGCTCTAGGAGTAGATAGGCGCACAGTACATAGATGGATTTACGAAGATCCTAAGCGTATGATTCGCTATGCCGATACTATAGTAAAAACCGCTGATACTACAAAAATTCAGCTTATAGGAGAAATACTATATCAAGATGAGCAATTAAATGGCTAAAGAGTTCGCAGGTGTATGGATTCCAAAGGCTATATATCAAGATGATAAATTAAGCCCAACGGATAAGCTAATTTTAGCTGACATATCAAATTTATGTGCTGAGGGTAGTTTTTATTTCAAAACAAATGAAACTATTGCAAATGAGGTAAATATATCTGTGCCATCTGTAACCCGAACTATTAAAAAACTAACTAACCTCAAATACATAAAATGCGAGTTCAATGGTAGATCTAGGCTAATCAAATTGATGAGTACCCTAATCAAATTGATGAAGCAGCCTAATCAAATTGATGAAGCAGCCTCATCAAAAAGATTAGATAGTATACATAGTAGTATACATACTAAAAAACATATTAGTATAGAAAGGCCTTTTAAGTCAAAAGAATTTGATGAGATGTGGGCAATATGGATAGACGAGCGAAAACAGCAAAAGAGAAAAAAATACACTCCCAGAGGAGAGCAAGCAACACTACATAATTTACAAAAAATATCAAATAACAATGAAAAACAAGCCATTAAAATCATCCAGCAAAGCATTACACAAGGATGGGCAGGATTATTTGCTCTCAAAACAGGAGCAAAAAGAAACGAGCTTAACACTAAACAAGCACTTAGTTGGGCTAGTGGAAAATAGCAGACAAATAGCAAGGCAACATACAAGCGCCTCAGCATTTGAGCAGGGGCTAGTTTTGCAAACAGCAAATAAATTAGATGGAGCAGCTACTAAATTGCTACTGCTAGCAGAATTAGAACGCCTAGTAAGAGCGGTAAATGCAACGCGCTCTTTTCAGAGCCAAGAGGATCTACAAGATGCGGTAGATGATATTATAGAGATATTCCCTAGCTTAAAAATTGAGGAGATATTAGTAGCCTTCAAAATGATAAGACAGGGCAAATTTGAGCTATTTGGCAATTTGACAACTAACACACTTATAAAATGCCTAAATAAGTACGAACTAGAAAACACCATACCACTAAGAGAAAAACAGCACACCCAGCACCAGGGCGCTATAATGCCTCCTCATTTTGCCTATATAGATTGGCAGAAATTAGGCGAGGCGCTTATAGTAGAGCCTCAAAAGAAAAGCATAGAGGAGCTGGGGGGGCATATACATATAACAGCAGACGATTTACAAGAAATTGAAAAAGCCAAAAAAGAACATAAAGAGAAAAACACTAATTAAAAAGCTAGATAGCGCCTTTAGCCAATACATACGCTGGCGAGATGCAGATGCTGATGGCTTAATAAAGTGTATTACATGCGATACCAAAAAGGATATCAAATCTATGCAATGCGGTCATTTTATGAGCAGGAGGCACTATGCTACTAGATGGCATCCAAAGAACAGCGCTGGGCAGTGCTATGGGTGCAACATAGGAGCGCAGGGTATGCAGTATGTCATGGCTAAAGAGATAGATAAGAAGCATGGCGAGGGTACTGCTGAGAATATGTATAAGCGTTCACAAGAGAGCAGGAAGTACACTAATGAAGAACTAATACAGCTAATAATATACTATAAACAACTTACAGATGATATGCAAAATAAACACAGTTAGTAAGCTACATACCTACCCTACCTATACTAAGGAGGAGCGTATAGAGATAGCAGAGAACATACAAGAGTACGCTAGGTTAAAGCGTATAGAGTACAGCTATACAGATGGAGATGATGTATATATCTCTGATTGTAAAATGACTGCTACTCGCAAGGCATGGCTCAATGCTATGGCTAGACAAATACACAGACCATCAAGCACATCAATCTATGGCATCAAAACCAAAGCCCAGAGGGCGCAACAAATACTTCACAGGCGTAAAACCCCACCAGGGCAGAAAGTACAATGAAAAGAGGTATAATAGCAGGAGATGGCGAGCGCTTAGAGCTGCCTTTCTTGCACGTAATCCTATATGTATCAGGTGCGATAGATTGGCTACAGTATGCGATCATATCACACCTGTTAGGCAGGGCGGTAGCTTTTGGTACGGGCCTTTCCAACCTATGTGCAACCATTGCCATGCTGTTAAGAGCGGACAAGAACGCCATGGGGGGAAGGGGGCGCCAAAACCATGACTCTCGGACGTATAT